TATGCCAATATTATTTGACCACAATAGCGTAACAGGTGTAAGTCAGTACTTTGACTATGACCCAGCTAAAGATACATACTACCTAACTTCTACTCAAGACTTGAGTGGCATGTTAGACAAGATTAAACAGTCTAGAGACAACCCTGAAATATGGGATAAAGGCGTTAAACAAGAATGGGCGCACTTTGCTAGTATTCCACCTGTAGTGGAAATGCAGTTAAAGTTAAAAGGGATAGATATATATAATCCTAACCAAACTAAAGAACTGATAAAAGAAATAAACGAAAACTATCCATATCTAAAGCTCACAACAAAGAATGGCTAAGTATATTCTAGTGTGTATAGTGTGTATGATGACAGGATGTGCAAACTTTGCAGCATCAGTATCAGGTACATTTATAGGTAACATTGCTTCAGATAGAGTATTAAAAGAAATAGATAAAAAATGATAGTTTATCGTGCTGCAAGAGTAAATAATAACTTAATACTACGTAGATGGTTTAAGAAAAGAACTTCAGATAAACATAAAAGACTCCACCAAGATATGAGTAAATTAAGAAAAAAATGGTGGCACTTTAGGAATAGATGGACACAACAGAATTAAAGAAAGTACAGTTAGCCATACATGACCTTATCACTAAGGAACAGTATGACACAGCAATGCCTATCATTAATGAAGTATTAATGGTATATCCTAATGATGCTGCTACATTAAACTTCTTAGGTTATATATGGTTAATGGGTGATAAACCTGCATTTGCTTACCAATACTTTCGTAGAGCATTACAAGAACAACCAGGAAATAAAGCGTTATGGACTTCTCTAGGTCGTGCATGTCACGAAATGGATAACTTTGAAGACGCTATTAAATACTTTCTAAAGTCAGCAGAATTAGACCCTAACTATGCAATGGCATACTCTAATGCTTCAGCATCACTTGTTCAAATGTCTAAATGGGAAGATGCAGAAAAAGCTGCAAAGATGGCTTTAGAATGTGACCCTAACGAATTACATGCACAATTAAACCTAGCTCATAGTTACTTAGCTAAAGGACAATGGGTAGAAGGTTGGGCAGAATGGAACAAGTCACTCGGTGGTAAGTTCCGTAAAGAATTAGTCTATGGTGACGAACCAAGATGGGACGGTTCTAAAGACAAGACATTGGTTATCTATGGCGAACAAGGCATAGGTGATGAGATATTCTATGCTTCATGTATTAATGACGCTATAGACATTAGTAAGAAAGTCTACATAGACTGTGATGAAAGACTAGAAACATTATTTAAACGCAGCTTTCCAAAAGCAGAAGTGCATGGCACTCGCAAACAAGACAATGTGGAGTGGTTACATGGAGTTCATTTTGATGCAAGATGCGCAATTGGTGGAATACCTCAGTTTTTCAGGACAACAAGTAAGTCTTTTCCTGGGACTCCTTTTCTAGTACCTGATAAAGAAAAGGTTGATATGTGGAAGTCCATGTTTAAGACATGGGGTAAGACAGTCATAGGCATCACAACTAAAGGTGGTACATTTAGAACAAACTCTAAAGGTCGTCAACTTACAGAAGATGACTTACAGCCACTATTAAGACGCAAAGACATACAGTTAGTTAGCTTAGACTATAGCGTAGAACGCAAAATTGATGGTATTAAGTACTTTGAATTTGCAACAGACGCAAAAGACTATGACGTTACAGCATCTTTAATAGCTGCATGTGATATGAATTTAGGTGTAAACACTACAGCATTGCATTGTAGTGCTGCTATGGGCATAAAAACATGGTGCTTAGTACCTAAATGGCATCAATGGCGTTATGCTCAACCAAGTATGCCATGGTATAGACACATGAGACTCATTTACCAAGACGATAGAACATGGAAAGAAGTCATTGAGCAACTTAATATCTAACGAATATAGGGAAATGCAGGCAAAACTGCATGAAAACCCTGAATACGGTATAGCAAGTACGTATTTTGCACCAATTGTTGATGATGTTATACAAAGTTTTGGTATTAAGTCGTTATTAGACTACGGTGCAGGTAAATGTAGACTAAAAGATAGCATTAAGTCTGAAGTTATTTACACTCCTTATGAACCAAGTAACCCATTATGGAGTCAAACACCAGAACCAAATGAATTTGTAACATGTATAGACGTTCTTGAACACATAGAACCTGAATTACTAGATAATGTACTAGATGACTTAAAAAGAGTCGTAGATAAATATGGACTATTTACAATACATACAGGTCCAGCAATGAAAACTCTACCTGATGGTAGAAACGCACATCTTATACAACAACCTTTAGAGTGGTGGAACAAACAATTAAACACTCGCTTTACTATAGTTAAACAAGTAAAGATAGAAAACGGTTGTATCGTATTAGTTAAAAAACTTTAAGGAAATTACATGGCTTTTACCAACTATACCAGTTTCGTGACTGTGGTAGAGAACTACCTTGCACGTACAGACTTGTCATCACAGATACCTGACTTTATTCAGTTAGCACAAACAAGAATGTCACGTGACTTAAGAACTGAAAAGATGTTAAAGGTAGCAACAGCTCCAATTACTTCAGGTGATGGTACATTAGCTGTGCCTTCTGATATGTTAGAAGTAAGAGAAATACATTTACAAGGTAACCCTCCTGTTATTTTAGAGTTTCAGTCACCAGACTTATTCTTTAAAAACTTTCAAACGTCATTATCAGGAAGACCATTTTATTTTACAATGCTAGGTTCAGAGTTCCAATTTGCGCCAAAACCTAATGGTAGCTTTACAGCACAAATTCTATACTATGCACAACCTACATTTATATCAACAACAACAGCTAGTAACTTATATCTAGCTAATTACCCAGACGCTTTATTATATTCAACTCTAGCAGAAGCAGAGCCATATTTATTGAATGATGCACGTATTCAAACATGGTCAGCTTTATATGACAGAGCAATTGCTAATATTAAAACAAGCGACTTGGGTCAAACATACCCATACACTTCACTAAGCGTAACACCAAGATAAGGACACTATTATGGCAGAAATGAGTAACTACCTAGAGAACGCACTTTTAAATGCTACTCTAAACGGCACAACATATACAGCACCAGCTAACGTATACGTATCACTATGGACAACAGACCCTACAGACGCAGGTACTGGTAATGAAGTTTCAGGTGGTTCATACGCTAGAACTGAAATTACATTTGCTACAGCTTCAGGAACTTCAGGTCAAATATTAAATGACGCAGCAGTAGAATTTCCACAAGCTACAGCTTCATGGGGAACAGTTGCATACTTTGGTATTAATGATGCTTCTTCAGGTGGTAACCTTTTATATCACTCACCATTAACTACTTCAAAAGCAATTGACACAGGCGATATTTTTAAATTCGCAGTAGGTTCAGTTTCAGTAACATTAGCTTAAGGTAAATTATGCCAGTACCAATGACGCTAGAGCAACTAGACGTTTATGGTAGTTTGGAAAATGTACCATATAGTTTAGATAATACATTTTATGATAATGGAACTACCATTTGTGGTCCTTGGACATTAGACCAGTTAGACGCATTTGGTAGTTTAGACGCATTAGCTATTTCGCTAGATGACCCATTATGGACTACAGCAGCCTGTATTAATTTATCTACAGGCGCTATTACTTCAGATGCAAATGTAGTAGGTAATGCAGTAAGAATAAGACAAAGCACAGGTGCTGTTACCGGTGACGCTTCAGTTACAGGAAATGGTATTAGAGTAGCTACAGGCGAAGGTGCAATTACTGCCAATGCTCAATTAGAAGGTAATGCTTCAAGAATTACATTTGATAGTGGTGCAATTACAGGCTCTGCCACAGTCGTTGGTAATGGTAATAGGGTAGCACTAGCATCAGGTGAAATAAATGCGTTAGCAAGCGTTTCTGCAAGTCCTAGCGCTATTTATACATTCTCTGGAGCAATAACTGCTGAAGCTACAGTAACAGGAAATGGTGTTCGTTACAGACTTTCTACAGGTTCTATCACAGGAAATGCTCAATTAGAGGGTGCTGGTGACAGAATTAGAACATTTGATGGCTCTATAGAAGGTTATGCTTCATTAGTAGGTCTAGGTGGCGTTCAATACGCAGGCAATGCTGACATTACATGTGAAGCAAGTCTAGTAGGTAACCCAAATTCAATTTGGTATGGCTTAGGAAGTATTACAGGTAATGCCACAGTCACAGGTTTAGGTAAGATATTAGGTGAAGAATGGTCACCAGTTACACCAGGTTCAGAGTCATGGACTGACGTAACACCAAGTAGCGATACTTGGACGGAAATAACAGCAGGTGGTAGTTCATGGACTGATATAAGTTTTGGTTCAGACACATGGACAGCATCAAGTTCAAGCAACGATACATGGGTAAATAGTTAATTTAAGGAACAATTATGGCAAAAGATAAAATTAGTCAGTACGACTCAACAAGTGCTGGCGCAAATTTAAACACAGACATTGCAGGTATTAATATTGATGAGGGTTGCGCACCTTCAGGTATTAACAATGCTATTAGAACGCTAATGGCTCAAATTCGTGACTTGCAGTCAGGTGTGAGTGGCGATACTATTCCTGTAACAGCAGGTGGTACAGGTTCAGGTACAACTTCTTCAGCTAGAGCAGCTTTAGGTCTTGCTATTGGTACAGACGTATTAGCACCTCCTTCAGGCACAGCTATTCTAAAAGCTAATAGTGGTGGTGCATTAGCAAACGCTACAGCAGGTACAGACTATGTAGCTCCAGCCACAGCTACAACATTTACTGCTACTCAAACATTTACAGGTTCAACCACAGCTATTGCTGCAGTATTTCAAGATGCAGCAGAAGTAGCAACTGTATCAGCAACTGCAGCTACAGGTACTATTAACTATGATGCTACAACACAGTCTGTGTTATACTATACAACTAATGCTTCAGCTAACTGGACAGTAAACTTTAGAGGTAATGGTACAACATCTTTAAATACGCTTATGTCTACAGGTCAAGCTATTACATTAGTATTTTTAGTATCACAAGGTGCTACTGCTTACTATAACAACGCAGTCACTATTGACGGTACATCTGTCACACCTAAATATCAAGGTGGCACAGCATGGTCTAGCGGTAATGCTTCAGGAATTGATGCTTACTCATATACCATTATTAAAACAGGTTCAGCAACATTCTCTGTATTCGCAGCTCAAACACAATTCAAATAGGAATTAACAATGTCATTATTGTCAAGACTAGCCGTACAAGCCGCAAGAGCTTATGGTATCTTATCAGCCGCAGATAAAAATAAAGTAGTAGCTGACTACCTTGTAGTTGCAGGTGGAGGTGGTTCAGGAGGCGGTGGTGGTGGAGCAGGTGGCTATCAAACTTCTACAGCAAATTTATCTACACTTAACACTTATTCTATTGCAGTAGGTGCAGGTGGTTCAGGTGTAGTTTGCGTTGGTGGAGGAACTTCTGGTATAGCTGGTTCTAATTCATCTATTTCAGGCACAGGATTATCTACTATTACTTCTGTTGGTGGTGGTTACGGAGGTGGTGGAGTTAATGGTGGTTCTGGTGGCTCTGGTGGTGGTTCTGGTTCATCAGGTAGTCTTGTTGGTGGAGGTTCAGGCACATCAGGTCAAGGTAATAATGGTGGAGGCAATGGTGGTTTTACTTCTTCTCCATTTCCAGCAGGTGGTGGTGGCGGTGCAGGTGCAGTAGGAGGTACAGCTACATCAACTACACAAGCAGGTAATGGTGGTGTTGGTTTAGCATCATCTATTTCAGGTTCTTCAGTTTATTATGCTGGTGGCGGTGGTGGTGGATATTATTCTACAGGTGGAACTGCTACAACTGGTGGTACTGGAGGTGGTGGAGCTGGTAATAGTAATACAGGTAATGCAGTATCAGGAACTGCTAATACTGGAGGCGGTGGTGGTGGAACTGGTCCATCTTATTTAGGCGGTTCAGGCGGTTCAGGCATAGTCATCATATCTTACACATCTGCTACACCTAAATTCGTAGGCGGCACAATTACTACTTCAGGTGGTAAACAAATACACACATTCACATCTTCAGGCACATTAAGCCCTATTACACCTATTACAGCTAGTTATTTAGTCGTAGCTGGTGGTGGTGGAGCAGTAGGTAACAGGTCAGGCGGTGGTGGTGCTGGTGGTTTACTTACAAGTTCTACTACACTCTATTCAGGTGCTACATACATTGTAACTGTAGGAGCAGGTGGAGCAGGTGGTGCTGGCAATGCAGCTGTAACTTCTACTCAAGATGGGTCTAACTCTGTATTATCAGGAACTGGTTTAACCACAATTACTGCTACAGGTGGTGGAGGTGGCGGTGGAACTAATAACCCATCAAGCGGAAGGTCTGGTGGTTCTGGCGGTGGTGCAGGTGGAGATAACGCTACAGGAGCTACAGGTGGAACAGGAACTTCTGGTCAAGGTTTTGCAGGTGGAACTTCAGCAGCTGGTGGTGGCGGTGGAGGCGGTGGTGCATCTGCTGTAGGTTCTAATGGTTCAAGTAATACTGGTGGTAATGGCGGTGCAGGCACAGCATCAAGTATTTCAGGCACTTCAGTTACATACGCTGGCGGCGGTGGTGGCGGTGCTACTACTACTGCTGGAACTGGAGGTGCTGGTGGTGGAGGTAATGGTGCAGGTGGTTCTCCAACTACACAATCACGAGGTGTTGATGGAACACAAAATTCAGGTGGTGGTGCTGGTGGTGGTTCTAACTATGTAACTACTGCAGTTACTCAAGCATCAGGTGGCTCTGGTATCGTTATCATCTCATACGCTGGCTCACAAGCATTTAACGGTGGTCTAGTCACATCATCAGGTGGTAACACTATCCACACATTTACTTCTACAGGTGCTTTAACACCATTAACAAATAACCTAACTAACTCTTTAAGGTTTAGAAGTAGTGCGAGTGCAAGACTATCAAGAACATTTGCAACTACAGGCACAAACAATAAAATACAAACATTCTCTGCATGGGTAAAAAGAGGTCTATTAAGTAGTTCAACAACTTATAGACTAATGGGTTGCTATGATGGAAGTTCAGCTAACTCTACAGAAATTAACTTTAATAATGACACTTTAAGAATTGAATTTGGTGGTGCTGCATCTAATTCATTAATAACTACACAAGTATTTCGTGACCCTTCAGCTTGGTATCACATTGTAATTGCAATAGATACAACACAAGCTACTGCGGCTAACAGAATTAAAATGTATGTGAATGGTAACCAAATTACTGCATTTGGAACTGCAAACTATCCATCACAAAATGCTGCTTCACAATTAACAAGTGCAAATGCTAACAATTCTATTGGTGCAGGTTGGTCAGGCTTTGAATACTTTGACGGTTACATGACTGACATTAACTTCATTGACGGTCAAGCACTAGAACCCTATTACTTTGGTAACAATGACGCTAATGGTGTATGGAAACCTATCCTATATAAAGGCACATACGGAACTAATGGTTTCTACTTAACATTTGGCAACACAACATCCACTACAACATTAGGCTATGACTCATCACCTAATGGCAATAATTGGACTTGTAACAATATTAGCTTAACTGCTGGCACAACTTATGATGCTATGACAGACGTGCCTACTAATACAAGTGCGACTGTGGCGAATTACCCAACGCTTAACCCATTGTCAAATACTTCTACATTAACAGAGGCTAACTTAAGTGCATCTAACATATTACTTGCTGGCACTACAATGGCAACACCAAGCACAGGTAAATGGTATTTTGAATACACACAAACAACTTCTATCCCAAGTGGTTCATTATGGGTAGGTGTTTCATCTAATACTAATGCTGTAGCAGATAACCAATTACAAGGTTATTCATACGCAAGTGATGGTCGTAAAGTAGCATATAATTCTTATACATCAGGTTATGGTTCAACATGGACTAATGGTGATGTTATTGGTTGTGCATTAGACTTGGATAACCAAACAATTACATTCTATAAAAACAATGTAAGTCAAGGAACAGCATTTACAAGTATTACTGCTCAACCTTATGTATTTGCTTTATCAGCAGGTGGTGCAGCTTCTACTAAAGGTGGTTCTATAAATTGTGGTCAAAGACCATTTGCATACACACCACCTACAGGCTTTGTAGCACTAAACACATATAATTTACCTACACCTACTATATTGCAAGGTAATAAGTATATGGATGCAACATTGTGGACAGGTAATGCAACAACAAATGTAATAGTTAATCAAAGTCAATTTAAACCTGACTTTGCATGGATTAAAGGTAGAGGTAACGCTGAAAATCATGCACTATTTGACTCTGTTCGTGGAGCTAATAAAAATTTAGCGTCTAATACAACAGCTATTGAAGGCACTCAAACTGACATGCTTATGTCATTTAATTCTAATGGCTTTACATTAGGAGCAGATGGTAATTGGCAAGTAAATAAAGCCGCTACAACTTATGTAGGTTGGCAATGGCAAGCTGGTCAAGGCTCAACATCATCTAACACTTCAGGCTCTATTACATCTACTGTATCTGTAAACACAACTGCTGGGTTTAGTGTGGTGACTTATACAGGAAATGGAACAACTGGAGCTACTATTGGTCATGGATTGGGTGTTGTTCCTAAAATGATAATTTTTAAAGATAGAGATAGTGTTACAAATTGGCCTGTATATCATGTTTCATTAGGTAATGCTACAGCAGTTAATGTAAACCAAACAAATGCTTCTTTTGCTTCATCATCATTTAATAGCACAACGCCAACATCTACATTAATTACTCTTGGTGGAAATGGATTAGATGTAAATAATACTAGTAAAAAAATGTTAGCTTATTGCTGGGCAGAAATAAATGGATTTAGTAAATTTGGTTCTTACACAGGTAATGGTTCTGCTGATGGTAGCCTAATTTACACTGGCTTTAAACCTAAATTTATTATGATAAAATGTACAGATACTGCTGGAACTGCGTGGGTTACTTATGATACAGCTAGAGATACATATAATGTAGCTGGTAATATTCTATTGCCAAATAGCAGTAGTGCAGAATTATCAGGATATTCTTTAGATATATTATCTAATGGCTTTAAACATAGACAAGGTGGTGGTGACCCAAATGCTTCAGGAAGAAATTATATATATGCTTGCTGGGCATCTAACCCATTTAAGAGTAGCAATGCGGTTTGATGGGTAAACTTATAGACATGATGGGTAAGAAGTTTAATAGACTTACCATTGTTTCTAGAGCTGCTAATGAAAATACAAGAGCAGCGTGGAATTGTATTTGTGACTGTGGCAACACTATAACTCTTAATGGCAAGCAAATAAGAAGTGGTCATACAAAGTCATGTGGTTGCTATCGTAAAGAAGTAACTTCTAGTCAAGGCTATAAGAATAAATATAGTATTGAATATGTTAAGGCAAAAATAAAAGAAAATGGTTTTGAGTTGCTTTCTGAATACAAAGGTATACTAAAACAAGGTAAGTTTAGATGTTTATGCTGTAAACTTGAGTTTACTAGAAAAGTTGCTACATCACTAAATAATACAAGTGGATGCCCTAGCTGTTCTAAACTTAACAATGGTTTCATGCAAGCAGATACTTTTGAAAGAAAGCCACACTTAAAAGAATTAGACTCTCGTTTATATCTTATGGAGTTTGATAATGGTATAGAACACTTTTGGAAACTTGGTATTACTAGACAAAAGTTACATGATAGAATTAGAAAGATACCTTATAAATTAGTATCTATTCAAACTATTAGTGGTAAATTGTATGAAATATACAAAGCAGAAAAGATGTTAAAGCAACAAAATAAACAACACAGATATAGACCTAAAACATATTTTGCTGGTCATACTGAATGTTTCTCTAAATTAATTAATATAGGATGGAATTAACTATGGCTCACTTTTGCCAGCTTAACGAAGAAAACATAGTAACACAAGTAATTGTTGTTGCTAACCAAGACACAGCAGATAAAGACGGTGTAGAGAACGAAGCTATTGGAGCTGAATTCTGCACTAACTTACTAGGTGGTCGTTGGAAACAAACATCTTACAACGGTAATATCCGTAAAAACTATGCAGGTATTGGCTACAAGTATGATGCTGACCTAGACGCTTTCATTCCACCACAACCATTTGCTTCATGGACTTTAGACGAGTCTACTGCACAATGGAAAGCACCTGTAGACTATCCTACAGACGGTAAGAGATATACTTGGAATGAAGAAACAACATCTTGGGACGAAGTAACAGTTTAAGGAAAATGAATGCCTACCCAAAGAATACAATTTACAGAGTGGTTACCAGACCAACCTACGACTACTGGAGCTTTGCTAGAAGCTAATAATGTCTATCCTTTAACGATAGGTTATGGTCCGTTTCCATTATCTGCTGACTATTCTGGTGCTGCGAGTGAAAACCTAAACAATGTAACTGCTGCTAAATTTGAATTAAGCACAGTATTATTTGCAGGTGGCACTACTAAACTATTTAAGTTTAACCCAGCTACTGCAGCTTTAGACAATGTATCTAAAACAGGTGGCTATAGTGGTGCAGACCGTTGGAGCTTTACACAATTTGGTAACGCTGTATTAGCTTCTAATAACCAGTCTAAAATACAAGCATGGTATGTAGGCACTTCTACTGCTTTTGCAGACGTATCTGCTACAGCTCCTATCGCTAAATACATTACAGTAGTTCGTGACTTTGTAGTCGCTGCTAACATTAACGGTACAGCTAATAAACTACAATGGTCAGACATTAATGACGAGACTGACTGGACTTCAGGTGGTGCATCACAAGCTGACTATCAAATTTTAGCAGAAGGTGGAAACATTACCGGTATTACAGGTGGTGAATTTGGTATCGTCTTACTAGAACGTGCTATTTACCGTATGTCATATATTGGTTCACCATTATTCTTCCAATTTGACGCTATCTCACGTAATTTAGGTTGTAATACACCAGGTTCTATTACACAATATGGACCTAATACATACTTCTTAGCTGATGACGGTTTCTATGCGTGTGATGGTACTAATGTCTATAACATTGGTAACGATAAAGTAGACGAATACTTCTACGAAAACATGGCTTTAGCACAACAAGACACTATTAGTGCTGCTATTGACCCTATTCGTAATATTGTGGTATGGAATTATCCTAATACTAACGGTGGTCGTTCATTACTTATTTACAATTGGCTAGTTAAAAAATGGTCATCTGCTGACACTACAGTAGAATACATTGTATCTTTAGCGTCTTCTTCTATCACATTAGAAGGTTTAGATGCTTATGGAACATTAGACTCACTTCCTGCATCTTTAGACTCACGTGTATGGTCAGGTGGTAAGTTCTTATTTGGTGGTGCAGACGGTGCTAAAATTGCAACATTTACAGGTTCTAACTCTACAGGTTCTATCGTAGTAGGTGAAATGGAATTTGGTTATAACTCTATAGTGACTAATGCAAGGGCGCAAGTAGATAACGGTGCTTGTACTATGGCTATATCATCACGTAAAGAATTAAATGGCAATATAAATTACAGTTCTACAGTTACACAAAATTCTAATGGTACATGTCCATTACGTTCTTATGGTCGCTATCATAGAATTAGAGTCACACCTACAGGTTCATGGTCACATGCTATATCTATAGACGTAGACTACACACAAAGTGGGAATAGATAATGTCTAGAGACATGTATCGTAAACTGAATTGGCAAGGTGGTACGCCAAGAGAAGTTTCAGAAGTAGTAAACAATTTAGTAGAAGGTAAGTCTAATAACACAGGCGAAATTACTTTAAACGCTAGTGGTGCTACTTCTACAACTATTTATGATGAACGTATAGGTTATAACTCAGTCGTATTATTAATGGCTACTACTGCTACAGCAGCAGATGCAGCTAATACTTCACTACCTTATGGTTCATGGCAAAATACTACAACACATACAGCAGCAGCAGCTAATACAGCTTATGCTATTGACTTAAATACTACAGACTTTCAAGAAGGTATTGAATTATTAAGTAGTACTCATTTAAAAGTTAAGTATTCTGGTATTTATAATGTTCAGTTTAGTCTTCAATTATCTAGTTTATCTAATGCAACACAAGATGTAGACGTATGGTTTAGAAAAAATGGTACAAATATACCAAGTTCTAATAGTCGTTTTGGTTTAGCACCTAGAAAAAATGCTACAGACCCATATAACGTCATTGCATCACTTAATTACTTTGCATCTTTAGCTGCTGATGACTATATAGAGCTTGTTTGGAGTACTACAAGTACAGATGTTACTATAAATGCTGTTACAGGTTTAACTTCACCTACAAGACCTAATATTCCTAGTGTTATTGTCACTATGTTATATGTTTCAGGTGATGGTTATTCTACAGGTTTATTTGGTGGTGTTTATATTAGTTCTACTACTAAAGGTAGTGCTGTTATCACACATCCAGCTAATACTTTAACTACAAAGACATACAGGTATTTAGTCGTAGCGTGATATAATTGTAGGATGATATTACACTATATACCTAAAGATAATTTACGTCAACATTGGGACTATGTAAAACATGGTCTTGAATTAGTAAGACAACGTGGTCATACATCTTGGATAGTAGAAGATGTTTACTGTGACTGTTATGAAAATAGGTCTATGTTATTT